AATAAATATAAATGGGGTGAAATTATTTCACAGGGAGCAAATAAAGGCGCTCCACTAAGAATAAAGCTTTTCCCATCTCATTTAATGCAGATTTTCGCAAGAGGGGTTTTCCCGAATGAAGAAATAACAGGTTTCGGGATCTCTGAAATACCAAAGTCTTTTTACGAACCAGAGACAATTTTACACGAAAAATATTTCAATCCAAACTGGTCATTAAATCACGATCAGCTTTATGGGATGTCTCCACTGAAAGCCGCGTTGTTAAGACTAAAGAAAAACAATTCGCTTACGCAGGCAGAGGCATCTACTTTCCAGAATGAAGGGATCAAAGGTATTTTGCACATGAAAGCGCAAATAGGACAGGTAGATGGAGATGATGCGCTCACAGAGGTAAGAAGGTTGAAAGAGATAATGATAACCGAATGGAATGGGATGCATAACCGTGGCCGTGTTGGTCTTGGCGCTTATGATATGGGCTATATTCCTATCGGCTTAACCTCTGAAGAAATGCAGCTTATAGAATCAATGATGTTAGATGTAAGGTTTTTCTGTTCCATTTACGGGGTTCCATCTCAATTACTGAATGACCCGATCAATAAAACTTACAATACTTATAAAGAAAGTGAACGGGCTTTGACGTCAAGATGCGCTTTACCTGAATTAAAATCTACTGCCGATGCTTTTAATAGAAAGGGTGAAGGATGGGGTCTGAAGAAAGGTGAAGTGTTAGACTACGATATGTCGGCGTACCCTGAACTTCAAGAAGATGTAAAAGATGTTGCAACGTGGACAAATCAATTAATAGCAATAAGTCCTAATGAACAAAGGGAATTATGCGGGTTGGCTGCTCTGCCTGACGAAGAAATGTCCGAACCGTGGGTAAATAGCATGGGAAGGCAACCATTGACAGATTTCCAAATGAATGAAGTAGATGAAAGTCTTAATGAAAACGAAAATGAAGAAGATGACACTCAAACAGATTCGGAGTAGCAGGCCTGAGATAGCTAAATTGGTAATGGAAAAGTATCCTAGAAATAAAGAGGAACGCAAGGGGTGCCAGACAGAAATAGCAAAGCGGGAGTATATGAGATGGCAATTAGCAAAAAGGTTGATGGAATCACCTGAAGTCGGAAAAGTAGAATATAAATCATGAATAAGAGAACATTTTTAAAAAGATTATCGGCCTTAGCTTTTGGGGTGGCAATAGGAAAAAGTTTGCCAATCCCTGACGTTACTACAACGGCCGTACAGACAACGGAGGCTGCCAACATGGAAGTTATAGCCGGATGGCTTCGTATTACTAGGAAATCTATGAACAACATTCCTGGGTTCATTGCATTTCTACAAAAAAGACTACCAGAGCAATTAAATGGATTAGAAAATGACACAGAATTAGTATGACACGCTTACAGCAAATAAAAGAGTTTGAGCGGGTGAACCGAAGGTTTGAAAAGAAATTCATGCCTAAAGTTCAACGTGCTATTCATTCACAGGTAAAACCAGTGATAAGTATTTTGCGCAGTGATGGGATGGCAGCTGCAAAGCGACATTTATTAAACAATATCGGCAACGAAGAGATTGCAAAAGTTATTCGTGAATTATACCGGTCAGTTGGTTCAAAGTGGGCGCAGATAACTTATTCACGGTTACTTCCAGAGACAAGAGGTCAGAAGTTTAATAGCCTGACACTTCAACAAAAAGGGTTTGGGTTTAACTACCTGTGGACTCAATTCATCCTCGATTACCTTAAACAATTCCTTTTAGAGAAGATCACTTTTAAAATTGCTGAAACCACAAGAGATGCATTATTAAGAGTACTTTCTACTGCTACAGCTTCGGGAATGTCGATTGATCAAACTGTAGATCAGCTGGAAGATTGGCCTTATGAAAGATTTCAGGCCGCAAGGATAGTAAGAACAGAAACCAACAGGGCGGCTAATGTAGGTTCTACTGCACAGGCTGAAACGTCAAAATATGAGCAGCAAAAAGAATGGCAGAGCGCCGACGATAACAGGGTAAGAGGTAATCCGGTTACAGGTAAGAAAGATCATGCCGACCACTTTTCATTGGATGGCGTTAAGATTGATGCTGACGACTTTTTCCACGACCTGAGAAATGGCGATCAATTACAATTCCCAGGAGATCCAAACGCTAGTGCCGCAAGCTCAGTAAATTGTAGATGCCACGCCTCTTATACCCTCAAAAGAGATAGCAGCGGTAATTTAATTCCAAAAAGAAAAAGTACATCTGTAATATTCCCCGGGCAAACAAGACAACGACAAATTATTACTATATGAAAGAAATAAAATTATATAATGGGAGAGTAGCATTGGTTGACGACGACGATTTTGATCTTATGAATAATTATAAATGGTCAATACACAAAGCTGGAAATGTGGAATACGCCAGAAGTATGCCCGGGAAACAATATATGCACAGAATGATATTAAACCTGAATGATCCTAGAATATTGGTAGATCACATTGATCATAATGGGTTTAATAATACAAAAGAAAATTTGAGGGCTTGTAATAAGTCTTTAAATGGAGCCAATAGAAAATCTGCAAATAAAAATTCATTATCTAAACACGTAGGAGTTTATTGGTTTAAGCAAACAAATAGATGGCACGCAAGGGTGTGGAAGGAAAGGAAGTGTTATCATCTTGGATATTTTAAATCAGAATCAGATGCTGCATTAGCATATAATAAAAAAGCTACTGAGTTACATGGGGAATTTGCCCATATAAACAATATAAACTAACTGAAATGGCACAATTCAGATTTGTGGTAGACGGAGACTTCGTAGATTTTTACGATGGCACCCAGCACGTATTTAGAGTTAGGAATACGACGCAAGATGTAGATTGGTATTATGAAACAGCTCCAGGAATAAAGTTTGAAGTAGACGGGCATGGATATAATACGATCCCTTCCGAAATAGAAATTGATGGGGTTACTCTTTCAGCGAACACAGAATTTGATGCAGCGATAGTAGCTATTTTCCCAAATTTAGCCGGAGGTGAAGGCGGGACAACAACCCTGGCAGATGTACTTGCAGAAGGTAATTCCGCTGGTGATTTAAGAATAACAGATTTAGATGATCCAGCAAGCGGTCAAGACGCAGCAACTAAAGCATTTGTTGAAAATAGCTTCGAAGGAAATTTAGGATACATTTCATATCATGCAATACTTAGTCAATCGGGCACAAGCAATCCTGTTGCAAATGTTCAGAAGAATACATTACCTGGCGGTGCTATTGCGTGGACAAGAACAGGCGTTGGAGAATATCAAGGAGTTTTAACTGGCGCATTTATAGAAAATAAAACAATGATATTCCCAAGTAGTCACAGTCTGTTTTTAGGGATGGCCATAATATCTTGGGTTGACGTTAATACGATAACGATATCTACAAGTGACAATGGTAATCCTGCAGATTCAATAATCGGAGCAAATGGGTTTTTAAAATTCATTGAGATAAGAGTGTATAATTAATAATCGTCATGGAAGTCAACATTGTCACGTTCGTTCTTGATGACAGTAAAATAGAACTCTAAAAAACTTATAACTATGAAACAGTTTAAAACCTTTAGCACATTAATAAAAGACGTTGACCGGAAAGGTCGTGTTTTGGTTGCTGCCAATGCCATAGGGAATGTAGATTCTGACAATGATCGTTCCATGAACGGTTCTTTTAATAAGACAATAAAGGAAAATTTTAGCCGTGTTAAATGGTTTTTAAATCATGATACAAGGATGCTTTTAGGCGTCCCAATCGAAGCAAAGGAAAGATCTGCTTATCTACAAGTTCTTGGTCAACTCAACATGAACAAAGAAATAAGCAGGGATATTTACGAAGATTATAAACTATACGCTGAACATGGAAGGACATTAGAACACTCAATCGGGGTGGAGGCTAAGAAGTTTAAAATGGTCGATAATGTTAGAGAGATAATAGAATGGATGTGGTGGGAATATTCTACGCTAACTTCTTGGGGAGCAAACTCAGACACTCCCCTACTCGACATAAAATCTGCACCTTCGGTGTATGATGAAATTCAATGGCAAGAGCAGAGGTTGAAAAAAGGAAAGTATTCAGATAAAAAGTTTAAAGAAATAGATTTATATTTGTCAAAGTTAAAGCGATCACTTAGCAGGGAGCCGGACTTTAAGAGCACCACTTACCTGAATAAGCCGAGAGCAAAAGCGATAGATAACTTTATTGATTCGCTAAACTAAAATAACGTTCACTTAGTGCGGAGCCGGACTCCATAGAGAGCACCACTTACAAACATAAGCCGAATGTGAGGTCACTCAAAACGTGAGTGGCATTATTATTTACTCACTTTAAAACATTCGGTTTATGAAACGAACTTTCGTAAAGTTCCCCTGCAGGGGAATTCTCCCGCGTATAATTTCCCATCGTCAGCAAATCGGTTCAGGTTGTCACAACATTGCATATAAGACTGATGCTATGGATGACGATGATGAAGAAGAATTATTGGACAAAAAACTCGGCGCCGTTAAGAGCGCACTGGAAAAACATCTCACCCGTCAGCAAAGAGAAAACCTTGAAAAGTTAGAGGAAACGATCGAGGAAAAACTTGCAAAAAGGCTTGAAAAAAAGAGTGCAACGTTTCAGGAAAATCTTGATAATGCGAACAGGATTATCTCTGAAATGAAGACGGCGAATGAAGATAGCCAGAAGTTAGTCACAGCCGCAACAACAAAAACAGCCGAACTCGAAAAACTTGTTGGCGAACAAAAAGAAAGAGCTGACAAAAACCAAGGAGTTATTGACTCCTTTGTGGTAAATAAGGACAAAGAAAGACATCAGGAAAAAGCAAAAACGTTTGAGTCAGTTATCAAAGAAGCTGTTTTGGAAAATCAGGATGGTATTCAAAAATTTGCCCGCAAAGAAACCAAGAGCCTTATCATTGATTTAAAAGTAGTTGGTGATATGACTACTGGCAACGTAACATCAGGCACACGTTACGGTCAAATCTTTGCTCCATCAATCATTCAACAGGCATACAGAAGGGTTCATGTTCGTGACTTTATCCCAATTGATACAGCCGGCCCGGGTAATACTTTCACATTCATGAGAGAGTTGACTACAGGTGAAGGTGACATAGCGCCTACTGCAGAAACTTCCACAAAACCGCAATTGGACCTGGATTTGGCGGAATCAACCGTGAATTTTGAAACGATTGCAGGTTGGCTCCGCGTCACCCGCAAGGCTATGAACAACATTCCGGGGTTTATTGCTTGGCTGCAAAGAAGGCTTCCTGAAAAATTGATGCGTGTTGAAGATGCACAAATACTGTATGGGGATGGCAATACTCCGAATTTAAAAGGTATCAGCCATGCCGATAATAATACAGCAGAAACTTCCACAGCTACAGTATTGGCAGAAAAGATCATTGACGCGATCAGTCAGTTGGAAGACGATAACGAACGCTATGCTACAGGTGTTGTTATTAGGCCGAAAGAGTATTACAATTTCTTCAAAAATAAAGCAAGTGGATCAGGTGAATATGATCTGCCCCGCAATTTCATTTTCGTAAATGGTATTCTGTCTGTATCTGGTATTCCTGTTATTCCGACTACTGCAGTAACGGATGGAGATTTCTTTGTCGGCGACTGGACAGATGGTGCACAACTGTTGATCCAGGAAAGTATGCGGATGGAATTCTTTGAACAGGATGGAACTAATGTCAGAGAAAATAAAGTTACAGTCCGTATTGAAGAAACGGTCGCATTCCCTGTTTATGGCGAAAGCTATTTCATTATGGGTGAAGTACCTGCAGAATCGTAATCGTGAATTACAGAAGGAATGAAGATAAGCTGGTAAGTGATTCTCCAATTGGGGCTGCTTACAATCACATCTATAGTGTGGATGATATTTCTATCGAAAGTGGTGAGCCGACCGAACCGGTTACGCTGCAAGAAATGAAAGATTATCTGAGAATTGATGGATCGCAAGATGACAGTCCCGGTGATGAGTTTGATTTCGACGATGAGTTGATAGAGGATTTAATCGCTGAAGGCAGAATATGGGTAGAAAATTTTACAGGTCTTCATTTAATACAAAAGTCATTAAAAGTAGTTCTTTTAAATCAAGCAGGCATGATTGAGCTTCCAGGACCTGTTACGAATACAGTTGTGATTAAAAACATGGATGGAGAAGTTACTGATGCTGATACTTATGTTTTTATTGGTTCATCATTCCTGAAGTTAGTTACCCCTTTTTGTGACAAGATCATTTTAGAGTACGAAGCTGGTTATACAAGGACAACAACTCCAAGAGGATTGAAGGGAGCAATAAAATCTTACGTAGCTG